ATCTTACAATAGTCAATCAGACGCTTATTTGAAATATGTTCCTGTCACTGGACCCTCAATAGAAGTCAAAAAATCCTATGCCGAAATAGTTTATAGAAATCTTAGACCATTTTCTGGGTTTATAGCCCGGCATAAACTATATCGTAAGAGTCTAGTGTATCCTGGAGACTTTCAATTAATTGCCGACGAACCTCTTGGTGCATCGGAACTTTTTAATGACCCGGTTACATCTAATCAAGCTTATACAGAAATGGGTATATTTTACAATCAATTTCACATTAACAAATATTGGTTTACTAGTTCCAACGCATTGCAAATATCTCATTCGGTTAGACCACTCATCAATGCAATGAGAATAGGTACTAGTACAAATTATACAGATGCAGATGGAATTGCTCACGTAATTGTCAAGGCCGATTCTCCCAACACAACCGGAAGTGCTGAATACGTACCATACAGTAGTGCTTCATTTGAACATCAATCGGGATCTTCTTACAATTCCAATTTTATCGAGTTAAAAACTGGGGCGCTTTATGTACTATCCATGAATATTATCATGGAAAAAGAAATTCTTGATACTAATGCCAAAGTATCATTTTACTTTACCAGTTCTACACCGTCCATTCAATTGGAAAAAGATTACATTAATTCATTCGGCTGGAAAATCGGAGAAGTTTCTACTAAAGATGAAGTCAAACTAAAAGTTTTCTCAGAAAAGCAAATGCTATTTTTCACGCCAAACGCAGATTATTTTGGAACACTTTTTGTTGCTCCATATCATTGTAATGTTATCTTGTCGGAGTTATCGTTAAAAGTTTATGGCGACTATGGATTTTCGCCCGACATTTTGTTTACCAAGATTCCATTTCCAGTGAACGTTGCCAACGAAATTTTCCAATTAAAAGCAGAACTCTTTGATATTAATTCAACATTGGTGTACTCCGACTTAAACACAATTCAAAACTTTGACCAAGATGGAAACAGTTTATTTACTTATTTCGGCGGCTCCAATTTAGACCCCAGCAAAGTGTCGTTTATTTCTGGTAGTTTGATCATTTCTCAAAGTTTAATTTTACCAAATATTGGAGTTTGTACCGCAACAATTGATACTAGACTTTTAGCTTATACTTTTCCTAACAGTTATCCTCCAGACCCATATGCTTCCCCGCCCGATGGTGTAGTATGTCACACAAACATATCTAACTTATCAAATATTGGAACAGAATATATCAATGTTGATACTAATGATGGATTCTCGGCACTTACATCCAGTAGAGCATTGGCTGTCAGATATCTTACCGCTGCGGAAGGAGGACCACAAGGAAGACGAATTTATATCAATTCGGCTAACGTTAAAACTAAGGAACCATAAGATTTTACAATGTTTTGCTAATATGTAGGTATGAGTAGAAAGATTAAGTTATGAAAAGCAATATTGAAATAGTTAAGGATTATTTGGCCGGCGAACGCCCATTTGTTCAAGTTGGATATACCCCATCTAAAATAAAACGAAAGGTTGGGGATGAATGGGAAGATGTTCATGGAATAACTTGGAGACAAGAGGTTGGATATAAAAAACGAGTTAATAAACAAGCAGACCTGATACGTGAAGCAAGGAAACAGATATGTGTTTCTTGCAAAAACGATATTAAATGGGGGTCCAAGTTTGATTCCAAGTTTTTTAACCGTACCGGACTTTGTGAAAAATGTCTCATAGATTATGAAACAAAACTTCGAGTCGTAGGTGTTTATGATGATTACGAACGTTACAAATTGATTTCGTATGAGTTGGGGTTTGTACGAGATGCTAAATCAAAAATCGAAGAGGTTATCAAATTTTTCGGAGAAAATGACGGAGATATAGAAATGATTTGTAATTCCGAGGGATTCATTGAAAAATGGAAGAATACCAATCAGGAACAGATTTTGAAAGATGCCATAAATGATTTGAAATTGGCTAAAAAGCGAATATCCGATTTGACCAAAGCAAAAACGGTTGCCAAGAAAAAATATGAAGCTGGAGCGCACAAATATCAATTAGAAACTTATGCAACCTAAACCGACGATTTCGTATCAAGAAATTATTAAACAGGAGTACTCTAAATGTTTAGCTTCTCCAGTTTACTTCATGAAACATTATGTGAAGATCAAACATCCTATCCGGGGCACTGTTTTATTTGATTTGTATCCCTTCCAAGAAGAAACCCTCCAAGCATTTCACGATTATCAATCTAATATCATCTTGAAATCCCGACAGATGGGCATTTCAACGCTGGTCGCTGCATATTCTTTATGGATAATGATTTTCAATAAGGATAAGAATATTTTACTCATTTCGTTGAGACAAGATGATGCTAAAGAAGTTGTTGCTAAAGTACGAGATGCTCACAATGAACTTCCTACTTGGCTTAAAGTAAAATGTGTTGAAGATAACAGGTTATCACTTAAATTGGCTAATGGATCTCAAATCAAAGCGGCATCAACGACCAAGAAATCGGGAGTTGGTCATGCTCTTTCGCTTTTGATTCTGGATGAAGCTGCCCTTATTGAGGATGCGGAGGATCTTTGGACTTCGGCTGCCCCAACATTGTCAACTGGTGGAAACATCATCATATTGTCAACTCCTCGTGGTGTTGGTAATTGGTTTCATCAAATGTGGCAAGGTGCGGAAGAAAACTATGATGGAAAAGTAGGAAAAAATGGGTTTCATCCGATTACATTGCCGTGGTATCTGCATCCTGAGAGAGATGAAGAATGGCGGCGTATTGAGGGTGAGAAGCAAGGAAACCCAAAGAAAGCATCACAAGAATATGACTGTAACTTCCTGGCATCGGGTGATAACGTCGTTGATTTGAATCTCATTCAGTTCTACAAAAAGACCTATATGCGTGACCCAGTGGACATTCGGGGAGCGGATAAAGGACTGTGGATATGGGAGTACCCAGATTACAATCACTCTTACATTGTTTGCGCTGACGTAGCTCGGGGCGATGGAATGGACTATTCTGCCGCCCACGTACTGGATATTAGTAAAGAAACCACGACACAGGTTGCCGAGTATAAGGGGTCATATGGAACGAAGGATTTTGGAAACTTTCTGTTTGGGTTGGCGAGCGAATACAACAACGCTTTGCTGATTGTAGAACGTGAAAGTATTGGGTGGTCAACTTTAACAACTCTCATTGAACGAGAATACAAAAACTTGTTTTATAGCTCGGCAGATTTGAAATATGTTGATGTCCAGCGTCAGTTAACTAATCGTTATGATTCTGAAGAGAAGAAACTGGTGCCCGGGTTCAGTACAAACCTCAAAACCCGTCCACTGGTTATCTCACATTTGGAACAATATTTTCGTGAAAAGGCGTTGATTGTCTATTCCAAGAGGACGTTGGTAGAGTTGGAGACTTTCATCTGGAAAAATGGTAAAGCTCAAGCAATGAGTGAAAAATACAATGACGATTTGGTGATGTCGTTGGGTATTGGGTTGTGGGTGAGGGATACTGCATTACGTTTACGGCAAGAAGGTATGGACCTGACTCGGGCAGCAATAGGGCAAATAAACCGAAATCAAATGGATCAAACGCCCGTGTTTAAGGCCAGACAAATTCAAACTGGAACCAAATCGTGGCAAATGAATACTGGACGACAAGGATATGGCAATCAAAATACTGAGGATTTGCGGTGGCTTTTAGGGTAATTCAAACATATTTATACATGAGATATTTTATATCTCAACACATACACACAAACAGAAAGATAAAAATATGCCCAATCAGATAATCAAACCTTTTAACGACGAAATATTAGATGTCAAAAAGCAATCTCTTTATGCGAGGTTGAAGAGACTCTTTTCGAATGATGTTATTGTACGTAACGTTGGCGGTAAGCAGCTTAAGATAAAAGACACCGACAACATTATGTATGCAACGGATCGCAATTCTTTGCGAGACCGCTTCAATCGTATTCGTTCCACGGCATATAATGCTTATTCACGAGACTTTGCTCTTTCCTATCAAGCCGCTCGTATGGACTTGTTCCGTGATTATGACACAATGGACATGGACCCCATCATTTCCTCGGCTTTGGATATTTACGCAGACGAATGTTTAACTTACAATGAAGTGGGTAGAATGATCACTGTTCAATGTGAGAATAACAATGTAAAAGAAATTCTGGAAAACCTTTACAACGAAATTCTAAACGTACCATTTAACATGTGGTCGTGGACTCGTAATATGTGCAAATATGGAGATTTCTATCTCAAATTGTACATTGCTCCTGAATATGGAGTTTATATGGTTGAGCCAATTTCTGCATACAACGTAGAGCGCATTGAAAATTCCGACCCTTACAACAAACGCTATGTCAAATTTCAACTCCGTCCAACTGATACTGCACAAGCGGAAATCCTGGAAAACTATGAAATGGCACACTTTCGTTTAATATCGGATAGTAATTTTTTGCCTTATGGTAAAGGCATGATTGAAGGTGCTCGCCGAGTTTGGAAACAACTTTCTTTGATGGAAGACGCAATGTTGATTCATCGTATCATGCGTGCTCCCGAAAAACGTATTTTTTACACCGACATTGGAAACATCCCTCCTGCTGAAGTAGATAACTACATGCAGAAAATGATGGATAAAATGAAAAAAGTTCCATATATGGATGAACAAACCGGCGATTATAACCTTCGGTTTAACCTCCAGAACATGGTTGAAGACTATTATATCCCAGTCCGTGGTGGTGACAGTGGAACTAAGATTGACACATTGGGCGGTATGGAATGGACGGGCACGGAGGACATTGAATATCTTCGCAACAAATTAATGGCTGCTCTGAAGATTCCAAAGGCATTCCTTGGTTATGAAGAAGGTATCTCTGGAAAAGCAACTCTTGCTTCGGAAGATGTACGATTCGCTCGCACTATTCAACGCATTCAGAAAATCCTTGAAAACGAACTTGAAAAGATTGGTATTGTCCATTTGTATTCTCAAGGATACCGAGACGAAAGTTTGGTAGAATTTAAGCTTCAACTTACTAACCCAAGTACAATCTTTGAAAAAGAAAAGATTGAGATTTGGTCGGACAAAATTTCTGTGGCTATTGATATGTCTGAAAATAAATTCTTTTCCTATGATTGGATTTATAAGAATATTTTCAATATGTCCGAAGATGAAATTAAACAAGTCAAAGATGAAGTGATTGAGGATGTTAAACAGAGATATCGCTTTACTTCCATTGAGGAAGATGGCGATGATCCAGCCAAACCATTCAAAAAGATTGGTGGAGGTAAGGGTGGAGATGAAGATGGAGGGGGTGACGATCTGGGTGGGCTTGGTGGTGGTGGTGGG